AACTTCGCCGCGCTCGCCCTGCGGCCCAAGCGCTCCAGGCTCTCCAGGAACGCCACGCTCGCCAACGGGCCCAGTTCGGCCAGGATCGCCAGCAGGACCACGCTCGCCAGATAATCCCTGCTCTCCCCGCTCGCCACGCGCTCCGGGAATGCCGGGCTCTCCTGTCTCGCCTTTCTCGCCGCGTTCGCCATCTTTTCCGGATTCTCCAGCGATGCCGGGCTCGCCTCGCTCGCCCTGGGGGCCCACAGGCCCCATCGGTCCGATTGCTCCGGTTACACCGATCGGTCCCGGCTCACCTGGGACTCCGGGAATTCCCGGTTGGCCTTGCGTTCCCGATTCGCCCTTCTCGCCGCGCGGACCAGCTGGACCGTTAGAACCGGCCGCGCCGCGCAGCCCCGGAATTCCTCTTTCGCCGCGCTCTCCCCGATCGCCGTCGCGGCCGTCGCGCAGCGCGCTCAAGCGCTCGGTAACGTCGCGAACAAAGGCGCTCCGCATCTCGATCAAGCTGGCGCGCAGTTCGGCAATGAGCGCGTGCGCCTGCGCCTCGATCAGCGCGCGCTCGCGCTGCCATTGCTCGCGCTCAGCGTTAAGAACATCACCGAGTACCTGATGCCAAGCGTCAGCTAATGCGTCGGCGCTGGGATCGGGCGGCGGCGGCAACGATGGCTCGGGATGCCCGTTGGATGTCATTCGTTTTAACTGCGGTTGCGTTGTCGTTGCTGATCGGTTTCTCGGCTGCTGTGGCTGGTCCCGCGGCTGGCGGCGGCGCGTGCGGAGCGGCGGGCCCGGGCGCAGCGGGAATTGCACCGGCTGCACTTAAGGGGACTACTTGCTGTTGGACCCGAGGCTCCTGGCCAAATGGCACGTCATCGAGCCCCTCTTGATTGCGTGCCTCGTTCGGAGCGTAGATGCCGCCCTGGACGCCGCGCGCCAGCGCTTCGATGCGATCTTTTTGCGAACTTCGCAGCAATGCGTTGGTCGAGAACTCAACATAATCGTCTGGCTGACCGGCGAGACCGAACAATTGGCCGAAAGCTTCCTCGATATGATTGAGACAAAAGCCGAGCCCGGTCGCGATCCAGCTTTGCATCAAGACTTCAGTCGACGAATAGGCCGCTGAACCAATGCCGAGAATTTGCCGCGGCACGCGGAAGCAAAGCGCAATATGCTCATCGGTGAATTGCATCACCTCGGCGAGCGCCGCGTCTTTGCCGGTCACGGTCCAGGGCTGCACTTTGAGTCCAGCAGTCAGGATCGGCGTGCCGCCTTGAAACAGCGCCTTTGTTTGATCATTCCAGCGGTCGCGCAATGACTGCACTTGATCCTTGTCGAGTACGAGATCGGTTGATAGCACGGCCGATGGCCGCGCCTGATTCTGATAAAACCCGATCTGACTTTTCAGGATCGAGTTCATCACCGAGACATCGCCCATTGCCGCGACCAGCGGCGTCTCCCCGACCAGCGGATAGGGCCACTGCGTTTGCGAAGTATGCAGCCTGAAATGCAGCACGTCGCGCGCGGGCACCAGAATCGGCTCGCGGCCAAGCCGGTAATCGATCACATGATTGCCGACCAGCCGGTAAAACACATCGCCGGTCGTGGCAAGTTGCGGCCACGACATCGACGGGTTCATGACATGCAGTTCGGAAATCTCGTAGCGCTGGTTGCGGATCGCCACCGCATAACTATTGCCCTGCAAGTACATCATGCGGACCATATTGAGCAGAAAATCGCTCATGGTCTGATAGTCGTTTGGTCGCCGCAAAATCCTCGACAGTGCCGAATTAGTCACGCGGTCGCGGCCCCCCTTCTCGTTGCTGCGCCAGTGGTCGCCCGGGCACATCGCGCAGGTCTGCGAATAAGCGGAGACGCAAGCTTCGACGATGGCCGATTGCGCCGATTGCGGAATGACGCTTCCGCCCATCTGCCACCAGTTCCAGTTGCTTCCGACATCGGCCGAAAGCCAACCGCCGGTTATCGGCAAATACCACGGACCGGCGCGAACGTCGCCGTCCGCTTTTTGCGTGAAGCGGGCGGCGACTCTTTGCATCAACTCAACGAAGGATGCCATTTAGCTGCTAGAGCTTGAATGCGCCGCGCGATGCGTCGAGCGGGTCGCATAGCTCTGCGAGCCCGTCGCTGGCGCTGGTTCCAGCGTCCTGGTAATGACGAATCGCGGCTCTGGCCCGCTGCCGTCATCCTCTTTGTTTGGCACCGCAACGCCAAGCGCTACCAAATCCGATTCCTCTTGCGTCGGCGTCGGTCTGGCATTCAAACGCGCCGTTGTTTCTGCGATGAGCTTGGTTTTTACTTCGTTGGTCTTGGCCAATTCCTTTTTGGCCGCTTCCATGGCGGGATCGTCTGCCATTTTCTATCTCCTATGATTTGGCACACACGCGAATTAAGGTTGGCGTACGATTGGCGTACGCCAACACCAGAAGTTGAATCAGACCCAAGTCATTCCCGTCATCCACTGCACCTGACCAGCACGGCGCATGATCCAGTTGGCGGGCAGAATCATTCTGATTCCTATGGTATCTGTCTGCCAAAGCGAACGGACCGGCACCGCAGGCGATGGTGTACCTCCGGTTATGGCCAATGGTGCCGTATCCTCCATGTGGAGGACAGCTTGGTCTGAGACGTCGAACCTGGGGGCTGCTTCGGTCGCCGAGGCGAAGTCGTGGCAGTCCATCAGGATCATCGTGTTGGTCGCCACGTTGGACGACTTGACGATCGGGAATCCCATCAGCGTGCCGCCGCTTATCTCTTCGCGGAACGGCATGTCGCCGACAGTCGTCACGGCAAGAGATGCTGCCGCAGCATTGGCCGGGGTCATCAGCCAGACCGGATTGCGGAGATTTCCGAGCGTGGCCACGTTGAGCGCATTGAGCAGCAACTTGATGTCGCCGATCAGCGCGGTCACAGTGCCGCCCGCAGTTGGCGTTAATCCCGCAATGCCGTTGAGCAGTCCCGGCGGACGCACCGCAGTCGCCGGATTGGCGTCGAGCAGAACGCTGTCCAGCGTATTGGCAGTGTCCAGCGTGATCGCTTCCCTGATCAGGGTCTCGATTGCTGGAGTGGAATGTTCCGCGAGTTCCTGAGTGAACGTGGAAATCACGGCCATTTTTTTCGGGGTAAGCTGCGCCGTGGCGAAGCCGCCCTGACGCACCGGGATTGGCGCGCCCTCGCCGACGAACGCACCGGCAATCGTCGGAGTTTGCGAACGCAACGGCAAGTTAATCACGCCGTTGCGGCCGAAGTTGAACTGCATTCCTCTCCGCGCCACCTCGGGGAACACCGAATATGGAGCGAGCGCCTGAAGGAAGTCAGCCCACATTTGCGTCACCAATTCCGCCGCCCAAGTCGGAGTAGTCATGGTTGCCGGGGCTGTGGTCGCCCTGGTGACCAAATTGGTGACTTCGCGGATCATCTCGTCATCGCCGTAGTATTGCTTGATGACTTCGACGATAGGTCTAGCGTGCTTCTCTCGGTGAGCGAGAACTTGCACCGACAACGTCTTCCACATGACGTCAAGCGGCACGATCTTCTTGCCCGGCAATGCAAACGGACGCGCATGTTGCACCGCGAGCGCCGAACTGCCTCCGCCGTTGAAGGCGGTGACCGCTCGCGCTTCGGCGTCCTGCGGGCCGATGCTCTGCCGTGCCAGTCCACGCTCGGATTCGACCAGCATGTTGTAGGTCTTTTGTTCTTGGGCGATCCGGGAGTTGAGTTCCTCCGTTTTCACCATGTCAGCATCGCTGACATTCTCGTCGTTGATGCTTTTGAGATGCGTCTCAAGTTGGTCCTGATTGGCGACCAATCGCTTTTGCGATTCAGCGATGCGCTGCGCCAATGGACCAGTGCCATTGGTAGTCATGGCATTGCTCTCTTGTTTAGAGATGTTACGGCGGTCTTGCCGGTTACTTCGCCGACGCGATCCATTCCCGCCTTCTACAGTGCCGGACTTGGCAAAGACGAGATCGAGCGTTGCCGACGAAACTTTCAAGCTCTTGGCGACAGCCAGAGCATTCGGATTTGCTGGCACGGACACCAGCGAAGTCTCGACGAGTTCG